CGGCGGAGACCTCGCCCCCGTCTGATGGGCCGTTCGACCCCAAGAAACGCATGCAGCGCCAGGAAGGCGCGGGGATGCCCAGCCTGCCGGCCGCCGAGGACCAGACGGACGATCAGTTGCGGCAAAGTCTGGAGGCGCTCACCACGCTGCAGAAGGAACGGGACGAGCTGCGCGGCAAGTCCCGGGCCCAGTTGGAAGCTGCCTACAACGCCAAGGTCAAGAACCTGACCCCCAGCAAGTTTGACCGTGTCATGGAGTTCCTCGCTGGTGTGTCCGCCAAGGGCGGTAGCAGCGCGGCACAGGCGCTGGGCGCCGGCGCGCTGGCCATGCACGGCAAGGACAAGGCCCGCAAGGAGCAGTTGGCGTCGGTCAAGGAGATGTATGACAAGGCGGACCTGCTGGAGCAGGAAGCCCTGGTGCGCGACCGCATGAAGGACGTCGAGGGGGCCATGGCGCTGCGCAAGCAGGCCGCGGACCTGCAGCGGCAGATCGCCGCCCAGAAGTCGACCGAGAATCTGCAGGGGGCCCAGGCCGACTACTACCGCGGCGCGCGCACCGACCAGGCACAAGCTGCCGCCGCAGCGAGCCGCGCACGGGCGAACCGGCCGACCGGTATTGCCGCTGGAGTCAAGCCCATCGACCCGGTGAAGCGAGCCAATTTGATCCGCCAGGAAGCCGATGCGCTGGCAAAGGCAGAAGGCAAGGATCTTGAAATCATGACGCCTACGCAGCGAGAGGCGCTGACGGCGCGCGCGACGCGCATCGTGGATACGAACCTCGGCAAGCCGGCAGCCGCGAGCCCCGCTGGGGGACAGCGCCTTAAATTTGATGCACAGGGCAACCTGATCCAGTAGGATACGGCATGGCAATCGAAGCAGAACTGGCGGACGGACGTATCCTGGAGTTCCCCGACGGTACAGATCCGTTGGTGATTCAGGCCACCATCAAGCGCATGATTGCCGGCGGCAAAGCCGCGCAGCCGCAGTCCGGTTTCGTCCCGGCGATGAAGGCCGGATGGGAAGACCTGAAGGGTAGCCTGGCCGGTCTGGCCGGGCGCTCGGGGCTCATGTCCATCAAGGCCGCCGAGGAACAGCAGGCGCGCAACAAAGCCGAAGCCGCACGGGTGTTCAAGCCCACCGAGGGTACCTGGTTCGACTCGCCCATGGCCAAGCTGGCGGAGACTGCCGGCGGTTCGCTGCCGTACATGGCCGCCCCCCTTGCCGCGGGTGCGGGTGCGGCGTTCGCGGGTGCTCCGGCCCTGGCCGCCGCCGGCGCCGCCGGTCTGGCCTCCGCTACCCAGTTCACCGGGTCCAACCTGGCCCGGCAGCAGGATGAGGGCAAGAAGCTGGCCGATACGGACCTGGGCGCTGCGGCCCTGGCCTCGGTCCCCCAGGCTGCGCTGGATGTCGTCGGCTTCAAGATGATCCCCGGCATCCGCCGGATCTTTGCCGCTGCGGGCAAGGAGCTGACGCCCAAGGCCGCCGCCGAGATTGCGAAGCAAGGGCTCAAGTCCACGCTGGCCGACTACGCCAAGTCCGGCGTCAAGGCGTCCGGTGTCGAGGGTCTGACCGAAGCATCCCAGCAGGTGTTCGAACGGCTGCAGGCCGGGCTGGCGCTGAACGACGAGGCTGCGCGCGAGGAGTACCTGCAGAACTTCATCGGCGGCGCGGCGCTGGGCGGTGCCCTGTCGGTTCCCGGCCGGTTCCACGAGCGCGGGCGCGCGCAGCTCCGGGCTGCCCAGATCGAGGAGCAGAAGCAGATCAAGGCCGAGCAGGACGCGGCCGCCTTGGCACAGCAGCAGGAGCAGGAGAAGGTTGCCCGGCTCCAAACTCCGGAAGGCGCCGGAGAAGTGGCGGACCGCTACCAGAAGGCCGAAGCCACTTACCGCTCCATGCTGCCAGGCAAGCTGGCCAAGGACGCGGACGAGGCGACCAAGTTCGAACACGCTGCGCGCGCGAAGCAGGCCAAGGAGTTTCTGGAAGCCGAGCTCAAGCCGCTGATCCCTGATTACCTGGTTGCCAAGAAGACGTTGGAGGCGCAAGCGGCGGCGCAGCCTCCGGCCCCGGAGCCCGGAACCCCCGAGGAAGAGGCGGGGTTGTTGTTCACGCCCGAACCGCTGGCACCCGGAACAAACATGTCGCTGCCGCTGATTGGGCGGGGGCAGATACCTGTCCCAGAAAACTATGGTGGTCCGACCGAGGACAACGTAGAGGCGCGCCGGGCGTACCTGGCCGAGCGTAGGCAGGCGCTGGAGGCGCACATCACGACGCTCATGGACCAAGGCGCCAAGGCCGAAACACCGGAAGACTCTGTGCGCATCGGCGCGCAGGACGCGCAAGCACGCAAGGCGCTCAGCAGCCTGATGGCTGAAATGGATTCGCTGCCCAAGCCACCCAAAGCCCCAAACTACGACAAGCAATTTGACAATGCCAAAAAGGCGTGGCTGAAAGCCAAGGAAGAAGGCGACGCAGCTGGCGCAGCCAAGCACGCGAGCAAGATGCTCAAGATGCAGAACCAGATGTGGCAGGGCCCGGAGATGGACATGGCGCCGGCCGGCGGCAAGTCCGAAACCCAGGAAGAGTTCTTTCCCCGTATTGCCACCGGTGACGTCGAAGGCGGCCGCAACCCGCAGCTCGGGTTTGACTATGCCAAGAACGCGTTTGAGACACTGAACAAGACCCAGAACGACCTACCGCAGATCCGCGCACAGCGCGAGGCGGAGGAAGCCCAGCGCCGCAAGGATGCCGAGGCAGCAGAGCGGCAGAAGCGCACGGATGCGGAAGTCGCCAAGATGGGCGAGAGGCCGCTCGACACGCAGCGCACCGCTCAGCCGGACTTGTTCGATAACCCCGAGATGCGCGCAACTGCGCGGAGTGGCCCGGGCGCGGTGTCCCAGAAGTCGAAGGCGCAACTGGTCTCTGACCTGATGCTGGCCAACATCTTCAACGACAAGGCCGCGCAAATCGAAGCCAGGGAGGGTCTGCGGGACCTGAAGGCCAACGAGCGACCGACTGCGCCAACCGGCGAGGCGTTGCGTACGGAAGCCGAACTACTCAAGGATTTTCGCGACGCCCGGTTCAGGGGGGACCGCGCCGCAGCGCGGGCTGCTGCAGAACGCATCCGCACGCAACGAACCAACGCGGCACTCGGGCAGGCGAGGCTCCCACCCAAGATCGCCAAGCAGCAGGCAACACGCGACGCGTTCCACCGTGCGTACGGGAACCTGGTGTTGTTGCTGGACCGGTTCAACCGAGGACAGGCCAAGCGAGAGGAGCGCGACGCTGCGTTTCAGGCGGTATTGGACGCTGTTGTCTCGGACGCGGAGCAGACACGCGGGCACCCCTTTTCGCCGCAAGAGCGGGACCGCATCCGCGGCCAGGCCAAGTCCGTACTGTTGCAGTTGGTCAATCGGTACGGGGACACCCGCAGCCAGATCAATCGGGGCACCAAGAAAAAACCCGACATGACGCCCGTGCAGGAGTACGACGGCGAGTTTATCCGCGACGCTATCCCCCGGCCGTTGGGCACTGCCAACTTGGAAACGCGGCAGCCGGGAGACCAAACATTCGACCGTCCGTATGCCGCCGCACAAGCTCTGAAGGGTGAGTTGGAAGCGATCGGCGCCGCAGCCGTGAACGCAAAGCCTGGCCAGGCCGGCGTAGTCGGTGTGCAGACACCCAAGACAACTTCTCCGGAAGCCCTGGCCAAGGCGCTGGAAACCGCGAAGCCCAGCCCGCTCGTCGAGCGGCTCAAGGACAACCTGGCGGCAATCTCCGCCGACCCCGAGCGGCGCAATCTGGCGGCCGAGTGGTTGTATCGCCGGTCGACCGGCGTGGACATGGAGCCCGGCGCACCCGAGACACGCGGCAGCCGCAAGCCGGACTTGACCACGGAACTCACTGCCATCCTGGATCGCCTGGACGAAGGCGGACGCAGCGAGACGGAGAACACGCCCGCTGTGCGCAGGGGGTTGTACAACCCTGGTCGAGAAGGTAGCGAAGCCCGAGTGCAGCAAGGAGACTTGCTGGACGACGTTCCGCAAAAAGAACAGACTGTCGCGCCGCCGACGGAAGGGCAGCGCAACATCGAGCGGCAGCCCGACGAAGTGGGTGCGCCGTACAGCCTGCGCTCGGAGAAACCGGACGAAATCAACCGTGGTGAGATTTTCCAAGACTGGGAGCAGTTCGACAAGTTCTTGGCGAGCGACGGTCTGGACGGTTTGCGCGAAGGGCTGCAGCAAGCAGAAAATGTGCGTGCGATGTCCGCAGCTGCGCCTTCGGTCGCCGACAAGGACCGCCACATCAACCTGCTCAAGGAGTATGTCGCAGCACACAAAGCGTTGCTGCCGGAAGACACGGAGTCGACCGCGTACGACACACTCGCCACCAAGATTGCGCGCGCACAAAAAAGCCTTGCAAACTACGAGGCGCAGCGCGCAGCTTTGCTGGCCGCCGGCGAGAAGAAAGCTCCACCTACCGCTTCCCGGGTTGCGGCGCAGCAAGCTGTGCACATCGCACGCAGCGAGGAGTTGCGCAAGACGTTGGCCAGCCTGCAAGCTCAGCACGCCGCGCTGACAGCCAAGCAGAGTACCGCTGCCAGTAGCACCGCCGCGCGGGTGCAGAAAGCCATTGACAAAGTTCAAGAGCGAATCCGAGACTACGTTGTCACACACATGGAGCCGTTGCACGCCGAGATCGCTGCGGACGAGAAGGCACGCTGGGCGGCGCAAAAGAAGCTGACCAACGCGTACGCAAATGTGGACGAAGTCGAGCAGGCGGTACGAGACAACATTCGCGCGTTCCTGGGTAACTTTCGGGACAATGATCCTGCCATTGGGGCGGCGGTAGACGCGTGGGAAAAAGCGGGGGCGGACTACCGCGCCGCGCTGGACGACGAAATGGCCAACGGTACAGACCGGGACTACTTCTCTGCCGGTCCCGTGCGAGAGGCTGGCGCGCGCAAGCAGGAGGCGTTGACAGAAGCCCTGCGTTTGCTGATGGACGATCTGGCGTTTCTCCCGCCGACGACAAAACTGCTTGCGTTCTTGAACGAAGACCTGCGGCTGCATATCGCGCTGGACCAGGTTAGCCGCACGGTGCCCAAGGCACAAGCACGGCTGCAGGACCGTATCGCGACGGTGCTGGGCAAGTATCAACTGCTGGAGATGGCGCCGGCCACACTGCGAAGCGCCGCACAGAAAGCCCCTGAAGTCGAAGCCGCAAAACGAGAGGTCACCAACGCAAAGAAAGCGACGGGTGCTCTGACTGCCAGGGACAAGGCAATCAACAATCTGGCGCGCATGATTGTTGCAACCGCGAAGGAGTTGAGTGCCGCCACCTCCGCGGTCGACGCTGCGATGAAACCTGTTCTGGACGCACAGCGCGCGCGCGCAAAAGTAGGGACCGCCCCGAAAGAAGACCTGCAAGCCAAAGCGAACGAGGAGCAGCGGGCCAAAAATGATTCGCTGGAACGGTTGGCGGCTATTCCCGGAGAACAGATCAAGTTCTCCGATATGCAGGCAGTGGCCGAGGCTTTTGCCGAAATGCCGGGCGAAGTCGCGCGGCTGGAAGCAAAAGCGGAAAACGCGGATCTGCCGGACACCACGCGCAACAAGGCCAAGGTACAGGCGAAGCGCGCGCGGTGGAAAATCGCCAACCTGCGCGGACTGCTTTCGGCGGACCCCGAATCCAACAAGGCCGCCAAAGAAGCCGCCGTTGTGCAAATCGCATGGCTGAAAGACAAGATCGAAGCCAAGCGCATCGCAGCAGCCGAGATGACGACCAAGGACAAGGACGGCAACGACGTACCTGTCAAGGAGAGCACGATTGCGTCGCGTAAACGCGAGTTGAAAGCGCTGCGTGCGGAGGTGCGCGATCTGGAGACATTCATCTCCGAGTTCGACGCCAAGATCACCCGCACGCCAATCGAGACCGCAGCAGAGCGCAAGGAACGCTTGTCTACACCGCCGCCGGATATACGCGGTGTCAAAGGCACATCGAAGCGCGCAGAAAAGCGCATGGCGGAGCTGCAGGCGGTCATTGAAGACGACACCAAGACCGATGCCGAACGTGCGGCAGCGAGAGAGACCCAGCAGCGCATGCTTGGTACGGTGCCAGACGAGGTGCAGGCGGACATCGACAAGATGCAGGCCATCGTCGATAACCCCGACGCATCGCCCGGGGCACGCCGCATGGCCCAGACGCGTATTCAGATGCTGTCTGAAGGGCGGCTGCCGCCAAGCCGGCAGGGGCCGTTGGTCAAGAAGAAGGTGCAGCCGCCCCAGACAGTCAACCGCGTCACGAACAGTGGACGGCCTAAGCCCGTGTCCGGCACACAGGCGCAGCGCGCGGCAAACAAAGACACCGCGTACGAAGCGGCGACGATCAAACTCGGCGAGCTGGAGGATACGCAGCAGCGCGCGGAGAACGCGCTGGATGTAGCGGAGGCCGCGCTGATCGAAGCCAAGGGTGCAGAGGCCAAAGCGAAAGCACAGGAGCGTGTCACCCGTATACGCGACTACTTGGTGCGGCTTGAAGGCAGCATGGCCAAGTTGCAGAAGTTCATTGACGACACCGATACGGGCAAAAAGCGCAAGTCGGTCGACATCGAGGTCAAGACAGAGGCGCTCGCCGACAGGCCGAAAGAGGCTGCGGCACTTGCCGCAGCGACGAAACGCAAGGCGGCGGAGCGCGAAGAAGAGTTGGCCAGTGCGACGCGCGCGCGTGACTTGCTGTTGAGGAAATTCGACGCCCTAAACAAGTCAGACAAGACACCGGTACAGCGCGCGCTGACGCACGAGAAACTGATGGATGCCTGGTACAAGCTGCCGGCAGACGTGCGCAAAGGGCAGCTGCCGCCCGGGCTGGATACTACATGGGCGCCGCTGACGCCGACACAGGCGGCGGAGATCAAAGATAACAACTTGCTTGGCGCTCTTGACAGCATCGCCAACGAAAAGGGTAACGACGACGTGGTCAAAGCCGTGGCGCAGAAGCTGGCTGCCACGCTACAAGATGTGGACGTGAAAGTTGTCGACGGCCTGCGCCCGCCCGGCGGGGATCCGGTCCGCGGTGCTGCTACTACCCATCTCGTCGCGCTCGACTCTGTGGACGGCATGAACCAGGAGACGGTGCTGCATGAAGGCGTGCACGCCGCCACGTTGCGTACCTTGCGCGCGCCGGAAGAACAGTTGAGCCAGACACAGCGCGTCGCCAAGCAGGAGCTGAAAGCGTTGCATGCGGCGGCACAGCGCGACGCAACCATCACGGCCATGCATGACAAGACGGACTTGCTAGAGTTTGCGTCGGAGGTCATGTCTAACCCGAAACTGCAGGCGCAGCTCAAGAACAAGCCGTGGAAACTGAGCGACGCGTGGAACGGGTTCAAGAGCATCGTGCTGCGCTTGTTGGGGGTTAAGACGCCGGACAACATGTTGTACGCGGCCATGCAGTCCGTCGAAGCGCTCATGGTGGCACCCAAGACGCAGCAGAAGGTTGCCAACGAGAAGCCGCAGAATCTGACCAAAAACTCTGCCTACGCCGTCGGCAAGCTGATCGCGCAGGAGCGCACGTTCAAGGACCGCCTCGGCGGCAACCTGGCGCGGGCCGCCGAGATGCACACCGTGGATATGCGTGCGCCAGCACGCGACGCTCTGTTCACGGGCAACAAGCGCCTGGCAGAGCAGGCCATGTACTACGTGCGCAAGAACGATGCGCGCATGCCACAGGTGTACTCCGTGTTCCAGCACGGTGCGCTGGGGCTCAAGCAGGACGCACGCGGGCGCTACGTCGTCGAGGCGGGCAACAGCAAGTCTGTGCAGGACGTGTTCAAGGCAATCGAGAAGATCAGCGGCGCCACGGCCGCCGAGAAGATGGAGAAGGCGCAGGTCTACCTGACCGCCAAGCGTGCGCTGGCTGATCCCAAGGCGGCCTTCGCGCTGGACCTGGGTAAGGGGGGCGCGACCCCCGAGGCACTGAAGGCCGACCTGGCCAAGCTGACCGCCGACCCGAAGCAGAAGGCTGCGCTGGAGGACATGGCTCGTACCTACGCCGACCTGAACCGCGGCATGATCAAGTTCCTGGCCGACACCGGTGCGATCTCCAAGAAGGACGCGGCTGCCTACACGGCGTCCGACACATACGTGCCCTACTACCGCGTGCGCGCCGATGGCGTGGCCGAGTTCGTGTTCGACGAGACCAAGGTGATCCGCCTGGGCGACATCCGCACGCAGCCGTACCTCAAAGCGCTGGAGGGCAGCGACGTCAAACTGATGCCGCTGAACGAGTCGATCACGCGCAACGTGATGCTGCTGACCGACCTGGGCATGCGCAATCTGACCACCCGCAATGTGGCATACGCGTTGCAGGACATTGGCAAGGGCAAGGGGCCGCCGAGCAAGAGCACGGGGAAGCCTACGGATCGCATGCCGATCCGCCAAGGCAAGGCGCCGGCAGATGTCAAGGCAATGGTGTTCAAGCAGGACGGCGAGGAGTACCACCTCATCGTCGACACCGAAGGCACAGCCGCCGAAGGCATCCCGTCCGAGATGGTCGCGCGCAGCCTGGAAGGTTCCTACACGGTTATCCCCAGCTTCCTCAAGGCGTTCGGCTGGGCGGGCGATGTGCTGCGCGCGGGTGTGACGCGCAACCCCATGTACGTGGCCCGGCAGCTGTTTCGCGACCCGTTCGCTGCCAGCTTCACCGGCGGCCTGGACCGGGGTCCGTTGGCAGCTGTGGCCAAAGCGGTGGCGGCATTCACCCGGCAGTCCGCCGGGCGCAACAACTCGACGGCCGACGCGCTGATCCGCAAGGGCGTGGTGCAGAGCGGGATCTTCTCGGGCGACCCGGACGATCTGGCAAAGATGTCCCTGCAGCTTGCCGGCGGCAACGAGGGTGCGTTCAACAAGCTGTTCTCGCTGATGGACCGCGCGGCGATGCGCGCTGACTCCGTGACCCGCCAGCAGCTTTACGACGACGTGCTCAAGCGCACGGGCTCCGAGATGGAAGCCGAGATGGCGGCTATGGAGATGATGAACTTCAGCAAGCGCGGGCTGTCGCCGACCGTACAGTACTTCTCGCGCATGATCCCGTTCTTCAACGCGCAGATCCAGGGTTTGAACGTGTTGCACAAGGCTCTGACCGGCAAGGCCACGATGCAGGAGCGCCTGGGCATCCAGCAGAAGTTCTGGGACCGCGCCGGCATGCTGATGGCCGGCACGCTGATCTACGCCATGGCGATGGAGGACGACGACACCTACAAGAACGCGCGCCCCAGCGATCGGTACGCCAACTGGTTCGTGCCACTGTCCCGGGACCCGAGCAACCCGGCCAACGACGTCACCATCAAGCTGCCGATCCCGTTCGAGGTGGGCCTGCTTATGAAAGCTGTGCCCGAGGCGTTGATCGACTTCATGCGCGGGGAGTCCACGGAGCAGCACTGGAAGGCCATCCGCACCCTGTTCCTGAACCAGATCCCTGGCGGCAGCTCGTTCATGATGCCTCAGCTGGCCAAGCCGCTGATCGAGGTCGGCACCAACCACAGCTTCTTCACCGGGCGCGAGATCGAGGGCGCCAACATGAAGGGTCTGGATCCGCAGGAACGCTACACGGCGCGTACCACGGAACTGGCCAAGCGCATGTCCGAGATGCTGCAGTCCGACCTGACGCCGGATACGCTCAAGCTCTCGCCGCTGCAGATCGAGCACCTGGCCCGGGGCTACCTGGGCAGCCTGCCGGTGATGGCGGCCGCCGCCATGAACCAGGTGTTCGGTACGCCCAATGTCGAAGCGCCCGATCGCAAGCTGACGGAAACGCCGCTCATCGGTACGTCTTTCCAGGACCGCTACGGCAACGGGGCGACCGACATCCTGTACGCCAAGATCAAGGCCGCCGATCAGGCCAAGGCCACCTTCGACAAGATGGTGAACGAGGGGCGCAAGCAGGACGCCAAGATGTACCTGGCGGACATCGAGAACCTGCAGACCATCCCGATGCTGCGTCAGGCGGAAGGCAAGCTGCAGTATCTGTCCAAGCAGGAGAAGGCGGTGCGCAACAGCGACAACACGCCCGAGCGCAAGCGCGAGCTGCTCGACATCATTGCGGCGAAGCGGGAGGCGGAGAGTCGGAAGTATCTCGATGCTGTCGCGGCGGTATCACGGTGAACAGGACACCCAGCAACCCGTTGTAGACACCGACCTGGGCGCGGATGCGCGCATACTTGCCCAGGATCCTCTTGCCCACCCGCAGCCCCTGGTTCAGGGTCAGCCCGACGTCCAGGCTGGACACGAAGAACGACTCCCCGGCAGCGTGTTGGTGCCAGGGGTAGCGCTCACTCCAGGTCTTCATTGCGCTGGCTGATCTTCAGGCACAGAACCCGGTACGCCGGCCCGCGCGTCTTGGCCAGCAGGTCCTTGCGCATCTCCACCACGCTCATGCTGTCGGAGAGCTCCTGCACGAACTCGATGTAGGACTTGTTGCGCCGCGCACAGAACTCCTTGAGCAACCGGACGTCGATGTAAAAGTCGGTCCAGCCCGGCACCAGGTTGTACTCGACGCGCCCCCGGATCGCCCCCTTGGCGCTGTCCTTGCTGATCTCCCGCCCGTCGGCGAACACGGCGAACTTCTGGTCCGGGCTGGTTGTCTTGACGAAGTTCCCGTGGTTCTCCCGGATGTACACGTTCAGCAGATCCTTGGCGTACACCTGATTGGTGTTGATGATGCGCCGCGCCTCCTGTACACGCAGCTTGAAGAAGTCGAACACCGGCTGCATGGGGATCGCCACGATGTTGGCGTGCTTGGGGCCCAGCAATGTGAGCGCAGCCAGCGCGGAGCCGACGCCGGCCGACCAGAACCGCTCCTCGTCCGGGGAGTGCAGCCGCTCGCGCCAGCCGTCGATCGCCTCCGCCACAGCGCGTTGCGCCAGGTCCTGGTGCTGCACGAGCCACTGAGCCCAGACCTGCCCGGCCGTGCCGTAGTTGCGGTCCAGCAGCTTGAGCACATCGCGCTCGCCCGGTTCCCAGGTCAGCCGTGCGCTGGCGCGCCACTCCAGCAGCCGGTACATCTCGCCGTTGGACGTCGTCTCCCGCGCGCCCATCATCGCCTCCATCATCGGGGCGTTGGACGTCAGCGTGCTGTTGGACTCCCAGCGCAGGTCGTCGCGCATCTCCGCGTTGGCTGAGCCCATGCCCTTGAGCTTGTGACCGCCCTGCGAGAAGTCGAAGATGTGGTTCGGCAGCCACTCCTTGTCGCCGCCGCGCACCTTGTTGGTGACCTCGTCGATGTTCAGCGGCAGGCTGCCCAACATGCCTGCGCGCTGCAGCATGGTCCGCTCGGACGTGGCGGGTTTCACGGAGAAGTTCACAGGATGTCCCCAGACCGAGTTGCCCAGCGACAGGGCCAGGGTCTTACCCACGCCTGACGCGCTGCTGGCGATGTGGAACGTGAAGGCCCGGGCGCCGGCCGGCGTGAACCGCTTCAGGGGCGAGCCGAAGCTCAGCAGCAGGTTGCAGACCTGCCCCCACAGCTTCTTGCGCATCAGCATCTGAATAACCTGCACCCAGTCTTCAATGACGCCGTGCGGCTGCGACACAGCGATCAGGTTGGACAGGCGCTCTGACACGAACGTGTACGAGGAGCCGTCGGGCTTCAAGATCCGGTCCCCCAGAGCAAATGAGCCATCCTGCTGCCAGCCGTAGCTGGGCGGTACGAGCAGGGCGCTGTCGGTGCTGCTGGCTTCTCCGATGCATGCGCGCACGTAGGTGTACAGGTTCTTGTCGTTACCGGCGCCGAAGGACGCCACGATGTTCTGGGAGGCCAGCGCCGCCATGGTGGCGTCGGTGCTGGTGATGACCTTGTTCGGGACCACCACGATCTGGCGCGTGCCCTGCTTGATGGCCATGAAGCGTGTGACGTACACGCCGTCCTCGACCAGCATGTCCAGCATGAAGAAGTCGAACGGGAGCAGCATGATCTCCCTGGTATTCGTTTCTCCGGACTTGTCGATGTCGGTCTTCCGGTAAAACACCCCGCCGTTGCGCCCGTAGGTGAACCCGTTGGGTGGCTTAGGTCTCGGAACCGTGTAGGACGACGCGCCGTCCTCCGACGCGTACTCGACATCCCGCGCCTCGCTGACAAGCTGGAGTTCGCGCCCCAGCGCCAGCGGGTTGGTGATCTGCCCCCAGTGCTTGCACCCGCCGCACACGCCCGGGTTCTCGGAGTCCAGCTTCACGCAGGGGTACGGCCCGCGGATCTCGGACAGCTTGGTGTGCATCCGGTTCAGGTCATACGGGTGCATCTTGCTGAGAATCGTGGCCGCCTTGACGCCGTCAGCGCACGGCTTGGCGATCGACAGCAGCCCGCGCCACAGCGGCTCGAGTCCGTCTTGCGTGGCGTTCTTCACGTAGTAGTCCAGCTGGGCGCAGCCGTCGCCGGCCGCCGTGCGGACCATGATGTTCTTGAAGTAGGTGATCGTGTTGGACGCCAGCGCCTGCGCGACGGCGCTCGGGGCTTTATTCAGGGGCTTGCCAGGCAGCACAAGCTGCATGGAGCGGCCCGGCGCGGTGGACACGCTGGTCTCCGTTGTCACCGGTGTGAGTTGCTCGGATATGGCCGTCAGGCTGAACACGTCGCCCATCTGGCGCAGTGTCACCATACGGTCTGCGCCGTACTTGCGGTTGTGGGTGCCCGGCATGCGCAGCACGCGCGACGCGTCGGCGGTGACTGTGTGGTCGATCTTGAACTGGTGCTGTACCGCCGTCTGCTTGAGCATCTGCGCGATGACCTTCCAGGCCGCGATGGGGACGTCCTTGTCCAGCGGCCAGTACACGTGCACGCCACCACCAGAGTCAACCAGCCACGGGCGCCCCAGCGCGGCAAGGCCGCTGCTTGTCAGAAACGCATCCAGCGCAATGACGGCTTCTTTCTTGCTGGCGTACATCTTCCCGGGACCGCAGTCGAGGTCGAGGAAGAAGCTGCGCATGAACAGCGCATGCTCCGCCTTGCGGCTCTTGGCATTGTCGAAGGACGCCAGAGCCATGTATGTGGTGCGCCCGACCATGTCTTGCAGTTCGGACGCGCGTTGCAGCTCCTCGTGGTTGTCCACGAATATCTGCTGCTTGGATGTGTCGTCGATGACAGCGACACACAACTTGCCAGTGGACGGAAGTACCGCCGATAGAAACACGAGCGGTTCCATGCGGGGCTCCCGATCAGCGTTGTTTCAGCTCTGCAATGAGGTTGGTTACTGCGGCCTTGTACGCGTTGGTGACGCCCTTGCCAGAGAACCAGCTGTAGACGGTGGTACGGGATGCGCCAGTCTTCTTCGCGATCTCAATGACCGAGAAGTCGGACTTGACAGCCAGCTTGGCCAGCCGCACCCCGAGGGGTGCGTTGGCGGCTCTGCGCGCCCGTACGCCGTCCTTCGTTTTTTGGAAGTACGGCATAGGGTTTACTCGTCGTCCCAGGCGTTGAGCGTGTCCATCAGCGTGCTGGTGGCCGGCACACGCGCGGTGGCTGCAGGAGCGGCCTGGCGCACGGTCGGTTCTGGTTCCGGCTCGGGCGGCAGAGGTGCCGGGGCGGCTGCGGCAGCAGCGCGGGGCTTGCGCGCCTTCGGGGGCGGTGCGGGTGGCTCGTCATCGGCCGCGGGAGCTGGCGCCGGTGCGGGCTTGGTCGCGGTCGGTGCAGTGAAGGCAGCGGGAGCAGCAGCCGCCGGTGCGGGCTGCACGCCGTCCATCTGCGATACGGTCATGGTGATGGCCTTGATCGCGTCCGGCGAGGTACCTTGCTTCTGGCAGATTTCGAACTCGTCCTGCTCCAGCCAGCGCATGGGCTTGAAGAACAGCTTGGGCACGGCTGCAGCCGTGTCGAACTTCAGGCGGGTGACGAGCTGCGTCACGTCGATGCCCTGCGCCAACATGTACCGGACATAGTCCTGCAGCGGACGGTTCTCGCCTTCGGCCTTGCCGAAGATCGACGCGGCGGGGAGGGACAGCTGCATGACGTCACCTTCGATATCGTTGGCCAACACGATGGCAACCTGTTGCCCGTAGCGGCAGGCGCGAGAATCGCCCTGGCCAGAGCCCGCCACGTTCTGGGGGCACGCCGCGCAGGTTGCGGCCTGCTTGTTCTTCACCGTCGGGTCCGGCGTGTTTCCGTCAGCCGACCAGCAGGTTGGGGGAGAGGTGTTGCCTTCGACGTAGGTGCCGGCGTAGAACACGCGGTGCACCTTGGGCGCGGCGTTGACGATGACCACGTCCAAGTAGCGTTCCTCGATCGAGGTGACTTCCTTGCCGTCCACCATCAAGCGGAACACGCTACCCTTGATGGACAGACGTTTGCCGGAAGCACCGCCACCGGCCAGGGCTTTGGCGACGGCAGACAGCTCGCCTTGCTTGGCGTAGGCCGGGCGCACGGCGCCGGGGTTGAAAACGGTAACTGCATTCATGTGGATAACTCCTTGGGATCAGGTTGACTTGCGTACCGAGACGTCCACCTCGGTCATGGTGTTGAGGCCCGGGGGGACGACGCCCGGGTTGTCGGTCAGAAACTCGCTCATCGCTTTCTGCGCAATGCGCTTCTCCAGCAGATCGACGGCGTCGTGGTCGATGATGAAACGCTTCATCGCGTCCCAGTCCTGCGCCACGTACCGTGTCTTGGTCGACAGGATGATCGTGCCGTGGTCGGTTTTCGCCGACTTCTGGCCCGTCGCCTGCATGATGTCCTTCATCGCCAGCGCCACCTCGTGCTGCTTCGCCTTGAGGTCTTCGGCTTCGGACTCGTATGCCTTGGTGATGTCACCCAGGCGGCTGCGCATCTTGAGGTACACCTTTGCCAGGCGGTCCAAAGTCAGCGCGTTATCGGTTGCTACTTCGCTCATCGTTCACTCCTTGTGTTATGTGGGGTATCGTACACCGGATTCCGGCGTTGTCAAGAACTGTACAAAAATAAAGTCAGACCTCCTTTTTTGCTGCGACATACGCCGCGTGCGCCGCTTCGGGTGTCGCGTACGTACCAAGACTTCGAGAAATGCCGTCCACCTGCAACCGCGCTTGGTACTTGCCGCAGTCTCTGCGGTAGCTGACCCCAAGCAAGCCCGTTGTGCTATCCCGCCTTGTTTTGCGGTGCAGTTGCAAATTCTTAGTGCGCGTCACGCTGCGTAGGTTGGCGATCCTGTTGTTGCAGCGCACACCATCCTTGTGGTCAATTGTGTCGGGGTCTTCGCCGTAGTGCATCTTCCACACGAGTCGATGCGCGCCGTATATTTTGCCTTGCACCTGGACCATGACGTACCCGCTAGGGTGCAGGTGGCCTGCGGGCGAACCCTTGGCCACGCAGCGAGCGGGCTGCACGCGCCAATATAGCACCCCTGTCTTACGGTCGTAGCGAAGAAACGCGTGCAGTTCTTGTGCGGAAAACGGGATCACGGCGCCTCCATCTCGGCATCAAACATCTGGGTCAAAAGAGAATGATCAGTTGCACGTCCGTCCATTGCCTGGAACATCTTCTTCTCGATCGGGCTGCTCTGGATGTGGACGACGGTTACTTTATCACTGTTTTGCCCTTTTCGATCAGCTCTGGCAATGCATTGCAAATACTGCTCGACCGACATGAGAGGTCCGAAGAATACCACTGTGTCGGCGGCCGTCAACGTGATCCCGTGAGCCGTCGCCTGGGGCTGCATCACCAGAACGCGCGGGTCGGGCGTGTGCTGGAAGCGGTTGATAATATCCCCCCGCCGCGTGGCAGATACATCTCCGTGGATGACGCCGACCGTGTGTCCGTTTTTCTCCAGGAACTGCACGATGATGTCGATGCTGGAGCGGAACAGCGCGAAGATGATGACCTTGCGCTCAGTCTCCTGCAGGATCTCCAGCAACAGGTTCATGCGCGGGGTGGCGTCGAACTCCACCACCTCCTTGTCCTCCGTGTACACAGCGCCGCAGCTGATCTGCAGGAGCTTGTTGACTATTGCTGCCTTGTTCACCGCGCTGATGACCTCGCCGGCTGCGTGCGCCAGCATGTTGTCCTTGATCAGCCTGTAGTATTTCCACTGCTGGGGGGTCATGTCGACCTCGCGCGTGGTCTTGAGCACCGGTGGCAGGTCCAGGCACTGCGCCTTGGTAAAACGTATTGCCGGCTGCAGCACCTTGAACACCGTATCCTTGGCGTCAGGCTTGGGGATCCACTTGAACGTGGATATTTTCAGCATCACCTTGTCGCGCCATGCGGTGATGTAGTTGGGCACGGCGGTCGGGTTCACCAGCTTGGCCATGCCGAACGCGTTGAGCGGTGACTGTGCAGCAGGGGTGCCGGTCATCATCCACAGGAACGTGTCCGGGCGAATGATCTTGGCCAGCGCCTTCCACCGGCGCGTGGTGGGCAGCCCGTAGCAGTTGGCCTCGTCCACGATGATCATGTCGAACTTGCCATTGGCGTTGATCTCGTCGGCCACCAGGTGCACACCGTCGTAGTTGATGATGACGATCTCGTAGTCGCCCTGGATCATCTCGATGCGCCGCGCGGCCTTGTCGTGGTGCGCCACGATCGCGCTGCGGTGGATCACAGAGTTGTTGATGTCCCCCATCCACGCCGACTGCATGATCGACATGGGGCAGATCACCAGGCAGCGGCGGACCTGCCCGATCTTCATCAGGTAGTCCATTGCCCACAACACGCTGATCGTCTTGGCGGTGCCCGGGTCGTTGAAGATGAAGCCGCGTCGATGCAGCGTGGTGAAACCCGCGGTTGTCTTCTGGTGGTCCATCGGCTTGTACCGACCTGGCCACTCGTAGCTGCGCTTGATGGGGGACGGCACGTCCTTGACGCCCAGGTTCTTGAGCACGCGCATCTCATCGAGTCCCCAGTAGACCGTGACCTCGTGGCCGCCTGGGACAGGCGTGACGATGTGCTTGGGGATGACGGCGTACTTGCCGGGTGTGCGCGTCCGGAACCG